GGTTGTAGCGATGCCCGGTAATGTTGATGAATTGACGGGCAATAATTTTTTCAGCCTTCAGGCAGCCGCACGATCTCGTGTGGCCGGTGCGCAATTTGTTCGTGGTGGCGATAATTTGATTTCCGCAGTCACAACGGCAGAGCCATTGGACATGCTTGGCGGCTGTTTGCCCAACACGGGCAACCACGGTGAGGCGATTAAACCGTTCACCCGTGATATTGACGAAAGCGGACATGGGCGTTCCTCCTTACAGGTCGCTCGGTCAAGTGACGGGTCGGCCCTGCCAGGCTGGCCCGTTGCGCATTATAGCAGGGGTTCCGTCAATGTTCGATAGAGCCGCTTATTTTGACGGAGTCCGCGACACACTTTTTGGAGGTGCATTGCAGCAAATCCAGGTCGATGGTCAGAACCTTCTCCTTGGCATGTACGAGAGCGAATACACGGGCACCCCGATGAAGGATATCCGTTGGCTCGCGTACATTCTCGCGACTGTTTACCATGAGTGCGACAAGACCATGTGGAGCATCGAGGAATACGGCAAGGGCTCTGGTCAGCCGTATGGCGAGATCGACCCGGAAACCGGTGTTTCCTATCATGGCAGGGGCCTGGTGATGATCACGTGGCGCGAGAATTATGCGCGTGCTTCGAAGATGCTCAGCCTAATTGATAAGCGCGATCTGGAATGGCATCCCGAGATGGCGCTCGATTCGCTAATTGCGGCGCGCATCATTTTTCGCGGGATGGCGGAAGGGTTCTTTACGGGCAAGAAGCTCGGCGATTTCTTCAATGCCACCGAAGACAACAGCTACGACGCGCGCACTATCGTAAATGGGCACGACAAAGCGGAGCTGATCGCCGGCTACCACGAAACGTTCCTGGACGCCCTGCGGGCGTCCGAAATGGAGATCGCGTGAGGTACTCCATGGCCATCCTTCTCTGGGCGGTCGTGTTCGTCGTGCTGTTGGTGCTGACGTTCTGGATATCAGCATAGGAGGTCATCATGCTCGCGCCCATCATCCAACTGCTGTGGATACTGCTCTACATCGGGGTCGGCGTGGCTATTGTCTACGTCGTTATCTGGTTCCTCGGCACGATCCTGCAGCTGCCGCTGCCGCAGCGCGCCATCCAGATCATCTGGGGGTGTTTCGCGCTTCTAGTAATTATCTGGCTGCTGATGTGGCTAAGCGGCAGCGGCTTTCAGATGCCGGGACCGGCATGAGCGCAGCGCCCGACCAGCGTTACCTGAATGCCTTGCAACGGCGCCGCGCGGCGATCGACGCGAAGGATGATCTGCTTACTTTTACAAAGCTGATGAAGCCGGACCCGGATCACTCCGATGATGCGACCCGCTCGACTTATCAAGTGGCGCTGCACCATCGGGCGATCGCCGCGGCGCTTGAGCAGGTCGAGGCGGGCAAGATCAAGCGGCTGATTATCAACTGTGCTCCACGCCATGGGAAAAGCGAGCTTGCCAGCCGCATGTTTCCTGCCTGGTATGCCGGGCGTCATCCGGCCGACAGCATCATCTTGGCGACCTACAGCGACAAGCTGTCCTGGGACTTCGGGCGCGAGGTGCGCGCCATCATGGAAGACCCGATCTATAGTCAGGTCTTCCCGGACATGGCGCTCAGCACGGCTTCGGTCGACCGCATCGAGACCAACCAGCAAGGGAAAATATTTTTCGTTGGGAAAATGTCGGCAATCACAGGCCGCGGCGCAAATTGCCTAATCATCGACGACGCGCTGAAGGACCGCGTCGAGGCGGACAGCCTGACGACTAGGAAGAAGCTGTGGGAGTGGTTCAACCAGGTCGCCAAGACGCGCCTGCTCAGTTCGGTCGGATCGATAGTGATCATCGGCACACGTTGGGTCGAAGATGACCTGATCGGCCGCCTGACCGACAAGCTCAACCCCGACTACAGCCCCGCCGAGGGGCGCAAGTGGAAGATCATCGACCTGCCGGCGTTGGCAAAAAGCAACAAGGATGTGCTGGGGAGGAAACAAGGTGAAGCTCTTTGGCCAGAACGTTTCCCGGTGGCTTATCTGGAGGATATGCGCGCGGCAGACCCGCGCGGATTCCAGGCGCTCTATCAGGGCAGTCCGACGCCGGAGAAGGGGAATTTCTTTCCGGCCGACAGTCTCAAAACTTATACGCGAAATATGCGCCCGCCCAACGACAAGCTGCGCTTCTACGCGGCTAGCGACCACGCCGTCTCACTCTCCCAGGCGCGCGACAAAACCTGCCTGATGGTCATCGGCGTCGACGACGAGAACAACCTCTGGGTGATGGAAGACCTGGTCTGGGGCCACCTATCCACCAGCCTGATGGTCGAGCGCATGATCGACCTCATGGCCAAATACAAGCCGATCATATGGTGGGCTGAGCGCGGTCACATCTCCAAGTCGATCGGCCCGTTTTTGCGTAAGCGCATGCTGGAGCGCGGCACCTTTGCGGGCTTCTGCGAGGTGACCGCCGTCCACGACAAGCAGACGCGCGCGCAGGCAATCCGCGGCAGAATCGAAATGGGCATGGTTTATTTCCCCGCCAGCGCGCCGTGGTGGATGGAAGCCCGGCAGGAGATTTTGCAGTTCCCGCACGGCGTCAGGGACGATGTCGTCGACACGCTGGCTCTCGTCGGTGTCGGCCTGGTGACACACGCGCCGCCGATCGCCCGACGCAAGGGCAAGCCCGAGCCCAAGACTGGCTCACTTGGATGGGTCCGCCAGGACTCAGACAGGCAGAGAAAAATTAAGGCAGGGGCTCACGGACAGGGTTGGTGATCGCATGTCCATAGGGTCGGCGATTGTGTATTTGCTCCAGGCGGGTAGCCCAGCGGCAGTTGCCAGGTTCGTAATTGCCATTGTTATCGATGCGATCGAGCGTCAGGCCTTCTCGGTACCCTGTTTGCAAAGACCATGTCTTGAAAGGCAGCCATTCGTGCCATTCATCGCATACGGATATGCCTCGCGCGCCGTAGTATTTGTGGTGGGCGTAGTTCGGGTTTTCGCAGCGCTTGCGAATATTCGCCCAGACGCCCCACAGCTTTGTTTTGCTGTCCCCGTGGATAAATTTCCTTTGGCGCTGGACGTCGCGACTATAGCAGCCGCACGATTTGCTGCGGCCTCGTTTGAGCGAGAGCGCGGCGACAACTCTTTCGACGCCGCAGTCGCACCGGCAAAGCCAATATTTAAGCATCTTGCCGCGCGGCGCTCTCTGCGATGGCGTGTCCGCAATAACAGTATAACGTCCAAAACGCTGCTGAATGAGATTTTTTGCTTTGTTCACGGGCGAAATCTTATCCAGCGTGCCAGCTAAAGGCTAGCGAAAAATGGCAATTCCCTCGATCCCGATCGACCCGCAGGTAGGCATCGACCTCGGCGTCGGCCCGCCGCCCGAGCCGGAGCCGCTGCTGATCCCGCCGACATCAGAGGGGCCGATCGTCGATCGCGAAAAGCCCGAGCCGGACGAGCGCCGCAAGGCCCTGGTCACGGCGATGTCCGACATGGTCAAGCAAGCCAAGTCGCACTGGGAAAAAGTCTTCAAGCAGATGGAGAAGGACCAAAAGTTCGTCGCTGGCGCGCAGTGGCACGAAGACCCGAAAATATCGGTCTATGGCGACCTTGCCGACGGCGACCTCTACGTCGCCAACATCACCCTCCAGCACATCCAGAAACGCGTCGCGTCGGTTTACGCCAAGAACCCGAAGGCCATCTGCAGGCGCCGCCCGCGCATTCTCTCGACGGTGTGGGACGGCACCATGGAGAGCTTGGCGCAGGCTCAGGGTGTCATTCAGCAGGCGCAGCAGGCGTCGATGATCGCCATGATGGCGCTGGGCCAGCAGATGGGCATGGGCCTGGGTGCCGCCGGCATGCCGGGCATGCAAGGACCACCCGGCGCGGGACCGGGCGCTGTGGGGCCTGCCGGCCTGCCTGGCGCGCCTCCCGCGGGCGCAGGCGGTCTCGGTGGCCCAGCGGGGATCGTGGCCCAGGCGCCTCCGGGGCCTGGTAATACGCAGGGCGGCTCTCCGGGCGCCCCCGGTCCCGAAGGCGCACCCGGCACGGCCATGCCCCCGCCGCAGGCGCCGATGATGCCGCCCATGGAGGAAGTGCAGGCGGCGCAGGCGGTTATCACGGACGCGCAGAACGTCAAGCAGCAGCTGACCATCCTCAACAAGATCGCGAGGACGTTGGAGATCCTCTACGAGTACGAGGTTTCCGAGCAGCAGCAGTCCTTCAAGAGCATGATGAAGATGACGGTGCGCCGCGCCGCCACGTCAGGCGTCGGCTGGACGCGCGTCGGCTTCCAGCGGGCGCTCGGCCGCAGCCCGGACTACGACAGCCGCGTCGCCGACTTGCAATCGCAGCTCGACACCGCCGAGAGGTTGGCTGCCGACCTCGCCGACGATCAAATACAGGAAGACAGCGCCGCCGCCGAGGAACTGCGCCTGACCCTCCAGGCCCTGGCGCAGGAGCAGGAAGTGATCATTCGCGAAGGGCTGCTGTTCGCCTGGCCGAAGTCCACCGCCATCATCCCCGACCGCAATTGCATCCAGCTCCGCGACTTCCTCGGCTGCGACTGGGTGGCGGAGGAATTCTTACTTTCAGTCAACGAAATCCAGGAGACGTACAAGGTCGACGTCTCCAAGAGCCACACCTCTTACGAGCGGTCTGACGCCGGCACCGACTACGAGCAGGCGCGCAAGAGCTGGGAGGCCGGCAAGTCGACCGAGAGCAGCAATATTGACAGCGGCGACTCGGATGACTGCCTGGTGTGGGAGCTGTGGAACAAGAAGGACGGCCTGGTCTACGTCGTCTGCGACGGCTACCCGGATTTCCTCAACGAGCCGGCGGCGCCCGACGTCTATACCGACCGGTTCTGGCCCTGGTATCTCACCGCCTTCAATGAGATCGATGGACGCGTCTGGCCCGTTTCCGACGTCAGCCTCATCCGGCCGATGCAAAGAGAATTAAACCGCGCCAGGCAGGGCCTGCGCGAGCACCGCGTCGCCAACCGGCCCAAAACCGCTTACGCCGCCGGCTCGCTCGACGAGGACGACCTGGACGCGCTGCGCAACCACCCGGTGAACGCCCTGATCGGGGTTAATGGCCTGCAGCCTGGGCAGGACATCAACCAGATTCTGCAAGCCATACGTGGCGCGCCGATCGACCCGAATCTCTACGAAATCAATCAAATCTGGCAAGATCTACAACGGACTATCGGCGTACAAGAAGCGGATCTGGGTGGTACTTCAGGCGACACCGCCACCGAGACGTCGATCGCCGCAAGCTCCAAAGCCTCGGCCACGGG